TATAACCTCAAGAAAAGTTCATTTTATAAGATTTAGCAGAGAGAATATTTGTTGCTAGAGTATCAAGTATACGCCGATCTGGATGAGATAATACCCACATACCAGTACTTGGTGAAAAATTCTCTCTAAACCATTTATCTAAATCTGGTCGACGAGTATTAACTGATAGATCAATCTTTTTGGCTAAAGCATCAAACTCATCATCAGTTATAATAGGTTGATTTAATACTTCATAAGCATATGCTGCAACAGCAACCTTAATCCTATTTTTAGTCTCAGTATTGACAATATCACTATACATATTTTCTTCAGTAAAGAATTGTTCTAGACTCATCTTTTACCTTCAATGAAGTGGTGGTTCTCTATATATCAAACTTTAGTCCAGGCATTTAGAGCCATTTTAGCTCTCAAGTCTCTATGAGTATTAGTATCAATGATATGCTGCACAAATTCAGGACTTAGACCTGCCTTGATACAGTCATTGATATCTTTATGTTCTAGATTGGAAGGCCATATACAGACATTATATCCATTAATAATGGCTTTGTCAATCTTATTCTTGGTATCTTTACTTCTCGGCTCGTTGTCATAAACGATAATCATCTTATCTTTAGGGAAGTCAACAACAGCCGAAGTCAAATCACCGCCTGCAGTTGCAATTGCATTAGGTAGAAACATAGAATCTAGTGGACCTTCTGTTACGTAAATCTTTTTAGTTTCATCGAGTTGATCCAAACCATAGACTTTAGGAACAGTTTCATCCAGAACAATAGTGATATATTTTGTTTTAGACTTAGGATCAAGAGACCTACCCTGAAAAGCATGCATCTTCTTATCCTTAGTTAAAAAAGGAATGAGAAGTCGAGTTTCATCATATTTTAATGATGCTTCATCAAATTTATCAGGCACTAATGCATTGACCCAAGAAAAGAACTTAGGACATTTAAACATCTTACTGTGATATGGATTTGGAATTTTGCGTGATGATACTAATACTTTAACAGAATCATCTGGATCTAGTTGACTTACTTTTTTCAAACCTTTGAATGGTTCTGTCAACATGAATACTGGTTTCTTCATCTTGTTGACAAACTCTTCAAGTTCAACCAACTGTGGTGTCTTTGAATCTTTTAGTTTTTCAAGTGTATATTCACGATACAGTGCTTCATCAATAGTTTTAAAGAATTTTTCAAATCCCATTGTCACGGTACAATTATGACAATGATATAAAGTTTTACCTTGTTTTGAATACATATATCCTCTAGCCTTAGTCCGATCCTTATCAGAATCAAGACAAATAGGACAGGAGAAATTATATAAACCTGATGATTTCCTTCGGTAATTCCTTAGTCTATTGGATAGTAAACCAATATACTTTTGTTCCAACCAATGCATAATATATTCACCATTATCCTTTTTTCCTCAATCCTGATTATATACACATCTCAGGACTTGTAAATAGGAAACTGAAGGTCTAGTGAATATATTTTACCAAATTAAAAAATAAAGAAAGACCGTAACCTGCTGCCATAGCACCACCAACAACCATCCAGCGCCATTTTTCTAGTTTTGTAATTTTTTCATTTAAGTCTGCAAATTGATTTTCACGAATTTCTGCAATTTTTTTCATTTCAGCAATAATTGAATTATCACCTTGTCTAATAGCATCATAGACTTGGTCAAATTTTTTATCAACTTCGTCGTTTCTTTTTTCCAATTTGGTTCCGATCGAATCTGATAATTTTTCCTGTTGCTGAATTCGTTGCTCATGCACAGCTAACATCTTAGACATGTCAGAAGCAACATCTGACATCTTTGAAATAACTTCTTCTAGCTTATTGAATCGTATTTCGTCTATATTAGGAGGCATGAGTAAATTACCTTACTTTGGAAGTAGTCTTTTTAAAGGCACTTTATTCATGACAATTTGACGTAGTTTCTTTTTCTTTGGATATACACCGGGCTCGCCTTTTGAACCAACACCAATACCTTCAATACCACCAGAACCAGCAGCATTAGCAGGAACAGCAGAGGTCATATCTTCATTGAGTTTCAAGCCCGATCTTCCTTAATGCTTGGATGATTCCATCATCCATTAATATTGTATCTGTATATACTTTATCGTAATGACTTACATTATATAGAACATCAGGTAATGCATTAATCATAATCAAAAATGGTTTAACATATTTAAATTGTTTTTCCATCTTTAAAAATAAAATTCTTGAAAGATGGAGATTAAAACAATTATGTAGTGTAATTATATGATTTAGTATCAACCGTTCTTTTAATTCACCGGTATCTTCATATCGTGTCAATAATTTTTTAATATATTTAATGCGATCAAGATCTTCTAAAAACTCATCAGATTTAGTCATTTGAGGATTATCATAGACTTTAGCACAATATACTAAAAAATTATCATCAGTTATCTTTTCATGTATCATTACCAAGAAAGTGTAAGAGTTGACCTTCCCCAAGTATTATTAGCTACACATATGTATACATGAGTATTACTATATGCTATTTGTCCTGGTGAACCATTCGATGTATTGCTTGTAGGAACGGTATTACTAATAAATTTGGCTGCAACACTATTTGCAAAATTTGAAGTTGTAATAGTCTTTACATTAGCAGTAGATGCTGGATTCACCAATACAACTACCCTATCATTTGCAGACAGGGTAGTTGCTACGGAAAGCTCAGATATTTTCTTAGCTTCGTTTGCCATTACAATATATCAACTATTAGGAATCAGGAAGAATAGCATCATCAGAAGCATCAGCAACAAGTGCTGGGATGCCATATGGTGCAGTTTGAGCACCAAGACTTCCCATAGCAACTAATGTTTCAAAATGAACACGTCCTGCTCTACCACCAGCAGTTGCAATAAAGCTTGTTACAGTTGTATTACCAGCTGCAGTACCACCAGTTGCATTAGTCACTGAAATATTTGATGTAGGAACAGTAACATCAGTAAAACCGGCGCCTTTAGTAGCAATAGTAAATACAAGATTACCACCAGTTGAATTAGTGGTGAATGTAATTGTTGCATTTCCGCCAGCTTGTTGTGATTTTACATTAATAATATCGGCATTATTATAAGCTGTAGCTGTTGCAGAAGCATTAATAGTAAATGATACTAGTGAACCTGTGCCTGCAGTACGAAGTAACCAACCAGCATGTGCAATACCTTTACTGTTATTGCTTACTGCTGTTTCAGTTGCATCAGCACCAAATACACCAACAGCTACGCCTGTCATAAATGCACCGGGTGTTGTGTTATTAAACATACGAACATCTACGTTAGCACGTGACATTGGTGAAGTATTACCAAAGTTAGCATTAGCACCTGAAGTACGACCAACTGTATCGCCCTTCACCAAAGCCCAAGTCCCAATAGGTGCACCATTGGAACTCTCTACTGTAGTGGTTGAATTGGCTGTTACAGCCTGATCATTTCTTCCCCAGCCTGCCATTTTTATTCTCCTTAAAAGATAGTTTGAGTTGTATTATTTATATAATCAACCACCCAAGGCTGTTTTCATGGAGTCATGACTTTTGTGTAACTTATGTTCAAAGTCTTGTTTTTCGGCGGCAGTTTTCATAGCATTATGCTTATTTAGTGCATGTTGTGCAAGTTGTGGTGTCATTTTGGTTGATTTACCATCAAGATGCTTGACTGGGAGAGCGCCATGAGTTGATACAACTTTACGAAGTTGCATAATAACATGTTCATGTTCATCTTCTTCACCAGGTGCTTGATCTGGTGCTGGATTCTTACGTGGGCGACCACGCTTTGCTTCATCTAGTTGAGCGGCAATTTCATTTAGGCGTTTAATTTCTTCATCAGTTAGATCCATGTCTATTTCCTCATTTCTGGTCCAGGTAGTTTTCCAACCTGTTGGTAGGTGTGATGTGTCTGTATGTCTGGCTTGTTTAGCGGCTTTTCTAGCATCTCTAACTTGTTTTACTTTATCAAAGTCAATCTTTTTTGTAACTACTGGAGCAGAACTGGTTTTCTTTTTTGTTGATGGCACAGAACCGGCTGCTTCCTCAATCTCTGCTTCTTCATTGCGTTGTTTATTTGCTAATTGTTTTTGAATTTTATCTTTTTCAATAGCAAGTTTTTTTCTATCAGCTGAAATACCTGGTGGCATGGACTTTTCTTTTTGCTTTAGTCTTTCTAGTCTGTTTTTCATTGGGTCTGCCATTAATGCATTATATGTTGCGGATTTGGTGGCTTCCTCAATCTCTGCTTCTTCATTGCGTTGCTTAGCATAGTATGCACCGAGAGCCATTTGCATACGCTTCTTCTTTGACTTGCCGGCAAACTTTGGATCTTTGGAATCCACAAAGTCTTTGATCCATTCACCAGCAGGTTGTGACTTATTTAGTACTTCTTCAAGATCTTCCTCAGTAAGAGATTCTAGTTCTAGTTCCTCTTTAGCAATAACACCACGACCAACAAGTACATCCTTGTGTGTGATCTTGTCTTTTGGGTGAGCAAGAGCAGCTAGTTTCTTTTCCTTATCAGTCTTTGGATGGGTTGCTTCTTTCATATTCTTTTTCATTTTCTTTTCAGAATCATCTCTAAGATCATCATCAGTTTCTGGTTCAAGATCAACTTTGGTCTTACCACTAGTTAACTTTCTAGCATCAGTATCATCTGTATCCTGTTTCTTTTCCATAACAGCACGTGCAGCGGCAATCAAACCGCCTGGTAAGCCTAATGTCTTATCGCTCATGAGCGGTTTTTCCTCGTCTATAATTTTTGTTTTAATTTGTCCGGTTTTACTTAACTTTGAATCAACAGAAGTTGGTTTAGCGTCATCTGGTCTTGAAACGTTCTTGATCTTTACACGAGCTTCAGTACCTTTAGAATCCATTTCTTCTCTCATGGTATCTTTCATTCTACGTTGTGCCTCTTGATTTCGCTGTTTAATTAGATCCTCACGTTTCTTTTTATCATCTTCTGCTTTTTTAACAGCATCTTGTTCATGATCATTATTTCGTCTAGCACCTACATCAATACCACTTTTATCTCTCAATTCATCTGGTTTAGATGTAGAATGAGCTCTAAATGATGCTCCGTGTGATCCAATAACTCTACCAATTCTATATGTCATATTAAACTTTACCAATAGATCTTAACATCCAACCGTGCTTGGCATGGATATCAATACGATCTTGTAAAAAGTTAGATAAACCAGCTTCATTCGCTGTTTCTGCTAGTTTATAAGCTTTAGTAAGTTCATCTTTCAATTTATTATTATCCATTTCCAATTCTTTAATCATTTTTAAAGCATTTGGAATATTAATCTGATCATCAATAACTGAAAGTTGTGCAAATCTGGTTAAACTACCTGGAGCATATGAATTAAGTGCTCTAATATGCTCAGCAATAGGATCTACAGCACCAAATGCTTCTTCATATAAATTGCCAAGAAATTCATGATATTGTGCAAAATCAGGTCCTTCAACATTCCAATGAAAGTTATGAGCCTTGAGATAAAAGGCAAAAGTGCTTGCAAGCACTACCTTCATTTGTTGTAATAGTTGTTCCATTATCAGTTCTTTCTATTAATTACTGTTTTAATTTCCATTACCACCACCGCCAGAACTACCGCTTTTACCTGGCGGATGTTTTTCTATTTTACCTGATGCCATTCTTATAGCAACCATTGGAGTAGAAACTTCTTTTCTTTTGCCTGTGGTGCCTTGTGGTACTGAAAGTTCTTTTATAAAATCTTTAAACTTTTTCATTATAGTTTTTAACAATTCCAAGCACGTCTAGACCAATAATTAGCAGAAGTTTTTTTGGTTAGGTTACCTTGCCCACTTGAACGAGCACAATAAGAACGTTTACGAGCAGGATTATTTTTTTTAATGCTAAGGTTCTTATCACCAAAATTAACTTTTACTACATTACCTTTTTCATTCTTAACGTAAACTTTTGACTTTTTTACATCACCCTTCATTGGTTTACCAAGCGGTACATTACGTCCTTGATATTCTGCTTCCGTAACAGGCGGTTTCTTACCGCAAGTGCAGTTACCATTACATTCATATAGTGCTTCTTCAACCACTTTTTTTATTACTTTTAGTGTTTTTGATTGACCTGGTGTATCATTTTTATAGATATTAACAAGTTCATTAGAAGCATCAAATCTAGATGATGATTTTTTAGGATCTGTTGTATGTTTTTCGTATTTTATTTCTTCGCTTGCTGATTTAAAATCTGCTGCAGTAGGTGCTCCTTTTGATCCAGGCTTACGCATACGTTCACCAGAACCATGCTTAATACGTTCACGCTTAGCATGAATGTTATCCCATAAACCAGTTTTTTCTTGTATATCAGACATGGAGCACTCCAATTTTACTATATTTATAAATAAAGATTATCTAGTAATCTCTTCCCAGTCCATTGAAGCAAGACAAGAAACAGTATTAACAGAAGCTGACATAGCAATTGTCAATGGTTCTTGTGTACTTGTTAGACTGTTTCTTTGTAGCTGAAACTTGAATAATGCTTCTTTTAGCACATCAATTGTCTGTGATGCTTGGTTTGTAATACCAATATATCCTTGTGTCAATACATTACCTCCACTCAAACCTGTAGCTGATGTATCATATTCAACAGCACTATCAGCACTTCCGGCTGTCCAAGAAGGTGATGTTAATGTTGCACCTCTTATAACTCTCCAGGCAACACTGCAAGAGTTAGAGTTAATGCCTAATATTGAAAGTGCTGTTAAGATAGCAATAGCATCAAGATAAGCTGATTTTAACTGAATAGAAACAATGGGGTAGTAAGTACCAGCCGTTGTTAAATTTTTTGGTGTTTGTACTGGAGTGCCGATAGATCTCTGTTCACCTCTAAGCTCATATCCACCCTCACTAATAACAGTAGAGCACACTTGTTTCATAGTGCTTGAACTTGCAGTTGCACCTGTATTTTTAATTTCATAGCGCAATGGAAGCGATGCTGTTGTCATATATGTTGATTGAATTTTATTTGCATGATGGAACGAATGACAATGAATCAGCTTCCCATCAATAACAAATCCACATCTAACAGTACCAAGCCCTAGCCATTCAACATCAATAAACATAATTTGAGCTTTTGTAATATCTAAAGTAACTTGTGAGGGACTTGAAGCAACATCACCTAATAGAGTATCTATATTCCAATCTGCTTGTGATACACGTGTTTCAGAAACAGCTCCACTTACATATGAACGTTCAACAAAATTGAGAGTTGTTCCGTCAAGTTCTAAGTAAATACCATTCTGAGCACCAAAGTATCCAACACGTTGACGTAGATTTGTTTTAGATGTATTAAATACGAATGTATTCAACGATTGTAAAGATTTACCTGGCTGATAAGAAAAAACTTTTGATGTCTCACGAACAATTTCAGCATTTGCAGTTGTAGGTAAGGTTAATTCAATAATACCAGCATTTGCATTATGAGCATATGTAGTACCAGCTGTATTAGATGTAGACCATAAACCATTATCTTTATAACGATGAGAAGAATCAAATAGTGTTAATGGTGTCGACATTCTTGCTCGACCAAATGCATCGACAGCAACTCCAGAAGGATTTGCTGGACCAACTAGACTACCATACTGATCAGCAAGCATAACTACTTCAAATAAAGTTTTTTCTGCTGGTAAAAATTGATGTGTATCCTTACGAAACTGTGCCATATTATTTTGTTTTCCTATTGTGTAGATTATTATGCCACACGTTTATAAATTTCTTTAATACATCATTCATTGTATCGGCTGATGCTATATTATCTGATGCATAGTTACTTATTGAACCAGCTGGCGCCCCAGAAACATATCCTAAACCTCTTACATCTGCTGTAGTCATTTCCTCATTAAAAGTTCTGAATTTTAAAAGATTATATTTCATTTTTTTATCTTTTAACTTTAATTTTTCCACTTTCTAAACTGCTTTTTACTTTATTCATTATACCATTTGATTCTTTTTTGGAGAACATTGGTCCAATATGTTTATGAAATTCTGATTCATTATTGTCAGCTGCAGCTTGTCTCATTTTTGTTCCGCTCATACCATGACTTCTATCAGAATCAGACGGCGCATGAATATGAATGGAATCAAACTTGTGTCCTTCCATTTCTTTAATTTTACCAGATTCTAATGAGTCTTTTAGACCCTTAGCCATTTCTTGTCTATCACCACCAAGTAAAATATGAAGAACTTTTTTACCATGTTTTGGTAGTGAATCATATGCATGTCTGATAGTTTCACCTGCACCACTAACTACATGTGTAGTATGCCCAACATCACCCCATTGACGATTCATAATATGTTTACGTTCTTCTGGTTCAAATGCATCTGCTTTTTTACTAATGCCAACATGTTTAGTGCCAGGTAATTTTTTTAATGCACCGCCTAAATCTTGAGCATGCCCCATATGTGAAATAGGACTAAAACCAACCATTGGAATTACAGACGTATGATGGGTTTCTTCAACAGATTCTTTAATAGAATCACTTACATTTAAATTCTTACGTAAATGATTTAAAGCACCACTATTATCTTTTTTAAGTCTATCAACACCTTCTTTAAACTTATTATATATTTCTTGATGTTGTGAAGGATGAATATGATTTTTTATTAAATGTGTTACACCTTGAAATGAATGAATACTATCATGATCTGCATGATTACCAAATAATTTTTTTGATATTTCTTTAGGATCTTTTGTACCAGGATCAGTTTCATCAGTTCTTGATCTAAGTCCATGAGTAATGGAGAATTTGTGTTTTCCTAGTCCAACTGCATTTAATAATATTTTGTGATGAGCACCACTAATTCCTGCTTTTGCATCATTCCAATCAGCACTATGAAGAAAACTTTCATTTTTATGTGGTTCATTACCATCATAATGAGTTCCTTCAAAGTCAAATTGATGATGTTCACCATTATCATGTTTCATTACTGCTGATGCTTCTGTTCCATGCTTTTTAACACCAACCACAGTATACGATCCGTGTCTATCACCAGCCTTTAAATGTTTTGCTAATGCATCTTTATGTTCCATTGGTATTTGAGCATCAATATCACCAACGGACGGTTTGTGTTTTTTAAACTCTTGATCTGATATATGACCATTCATTAAATGTTTGGTTGATCCTGCAAAAGCAGAACCTGTTTCAAGAGCTTTTGTATTTTTACCAAATAAATGAGAACCAGTAGCTTGATGGTATGAATCATGTATAGATTTTAAAGCATCGTGAATATCTTTTGTTTGCTTACCACGATCCTTTATTTTAAATGGTGCCGCTGATACCTCATGCCCGTCACTTGTTTTTACTTTGATATTGCCACCTTCAGATAAAAGACTAATAAATCCAATAAATCTGAGCATATTATTTGTTCCTCAATTTAAATTTTTCTTTATTTTCAGGATCAGCTTTATATTCTCTAAATGCAGCTGATGTTACTTTAAATCTTGGTGCACTGGAACCTTCCTTTGGATGCACAACAAGCCCTTCAGTTCCTGAACCCCATTTAGGAGAAATACCCATTTTACTAACATGATGATCTACTTTAGCAGAAACTCGTTGTTTGATAGCATCAAACTTAGCATGCTCATTTTCTTTATCTGCTTTATTTTGTTTTGTAGTTCTAGCTTTAAGAAGTTCATGATTTAGAGCATGAAAATCCTTATGCTCATCACTTACATCAACATGCGCAGGTTTATGCTCAATTTTATCATCATCAAAATTTATATTTTTATCTGATAAGTTATGTTTAAAATGTTCAGTGTCATGTTGCTGATTTTCAGGTAATTTTGAATGTATAACTATTTTACCTACATGACCCATATGAGAAGGATCATATGATGTGCCTACAAATTTGACTTCACCGTGCTTTGTATCTGATGGTCTTGCTAAGCCTTTATGAAATAATTCACCACGAACCGATGTTTCACCACCAGCTTTTTCAGCAGCAGACTTTAAATGATCTTGTAATTTTTTATTTTTTTGAAGAATATTATGAACATGACCAAACGAATGTGCTGCTGTTAAATCTAATGGTTTACCAGTTTCTTTTGAACGTCTAATTGCTCTATCTTCATAATCTTTACTAGAGCGCATTCTTTCATTACCTGAACCAGAACTTTGGGAATAAAATCCATGTTGATCATGACCAAATACATGCGTAGAACCATCGGTCTTTTCTGTAGCATGAGCAATATGAACTTTTTTATCTGCAATCAGATTCTTAAACTGGTCATGATCCATAGTTGAAATATGAGGCAGACCTTGTCTAATACCTTCAGTCAAGATAAAAAAATGTTTAAATGATAGCATGTTTATTATTCCTAATTATTTTTAATTTAGACTTACTACCAGTAAGAAAAGAATGAAGATCGTGAAGATTATCAGTAACATGTTTTAGACTTTCTTCTCCATCATGAATGATATGATCTTCCGCATGTTCAAGGTGGCGCAATTTGTCTATATCTAAACTTTCAATTAAGTATTGAGAAAATCCAATCATTATCTTATTCCGTATTTTATGGTGGGCTTAAGTGTTCCCTGGGTTATTTCATGAAATCCTACGTCTGATTCTTTGATCTTATCCCCTAGCAAAAGTATATTTCCGGTTTGATTATTAAAAGACACAAGCGTCTTTTCATTGAGATATGACACGACAATTTTTGCAAACGTTTTTCTGAGGCTTTCAAACTTTTTGGAATCAATTCTTTTTAATTCGGCTAACTTGTTTGTAGAGACGTCTCTGTCAGTTTTACCTATAATCTTTTTATCTCTTGCCATGTCTATCAAACCTAGCATTACTCCAAGAGTATCTTTGGTCTCCTGTGAAGAGCCAAGCTTAAATCCATAGAGGTCGTTTGTGCTTTGTCTTATCTTTACTGACTTCATCTCTATCTTGTCGCTACCGCTCTGAGCATCGTATGGCGCACCAGTAGTGCTTAGTTTCAAGTCAGTAATTAAATGAAACAATAGGATCTCTCCCGGACCTATACTTTTTTCTTTGAGTAAGTTAAAGAGTTTAAAGAACTCGGTTGTATCTCGAGATTTCATTGAGTCTATCTGTCTATTTAAACTTGCCACAGTGGAAGAATTTATACTATCTGAATACTGTATCTTACCTATATGCATTTCAAATAATTCTCTGATGACGTCCTTGTAATCAAGAGTCTGAAAATCAGAAGCCAGAAAATTATAAGCAGATACCGTTTTGGTATTTGTAACTCGCTGCGCAAATTCATTCATTTGCTTGCTACTTATTGCCATTTCTCAACCCTAAAACTATTAGATTGTATATTTATAATAAAAAAGAGTCAGACCTTTCGATCTGACTCTTCATTAGTTAGCAGCATTGCTGAGCGGAACCCCAACCGTGAGCCTCAGCTATTCCTTTTTTCTTATTACTTCTTGCCACTTTACGCTCTTTGACGTATAATGCTGCAGTATTCTATTTATCATTACTTAAACATATATTACTAAATTTTAATAATAAAAGATGGTGTCCAGCCATCAAAACCACCACCATTATTCAACCAATCACAAAACTTCCTTGCTTTGCAATAATTGCTGATAATTTTAATTGTTTGTTCAGTATCACGTTCAATAATTTGAAACATTCCACTATTTTGTTTTACAAAGTAATTAGCCATTATTTAAATCCTTCAAATTCATTTAGACCAAACTTTTTCTTTTTAGTAGAATCACGTTGACCAAATTCCGATTTATCCATAATCGGTTTATCTTCCATTAAATCTTGCGCATCTTCTTCAACGTCATATAGTTTCATTTTTACTCGATCAATACCTAGAACAAAGCGTCTGCATTTACCTAAATCAGTATATCGGTTTTTCAACTGTTTAGCCATAATTTGACCTAGAGATTCAAGTTCCTCAGAAGTAACAAGAGCAAGCATAAAGTCTGCTGTAGCTGGAAGAGCAAAAGATTCTGATGTATCAGTTACATCAACGTCACTATTACTATAACCAGAGCGTGTAGTTTGAGTAGCAGAAACAATTGGGACATTAAACTCTACAGCAAGACCACGAAGTTCTTCTGCAATAGCTTTTACATATGTATAACTATTGATATTACCATTCATTTTAAGTCTTGATGATGCACAGATATTCAAATAGTCAATATAAATGATATCTGGAATAAAGTTCTTTTTTAGTTTCAATTCTTGCAGTAGATGTCTAAAATTGGCAGAACCAGCAGATGATGTAGGATATTCCTTAATAACAATCTTACCGGCGGTTTTACCTTTAACTTTAGCAACTTTTTTATCAAATGATGCTTTATCAATAATATTTAGTTCACCAATGGGTATATCAAGAATATTTGCATCAATACGCCGAGCAATTTCCTCTTCAGCCATTTCCATTGTAATATAGAGAACATTTTTACCATCAAGTAAATTTGTAGCAGCAGTAGAGCACATGAATAGACTTTTGCCAACATGTGTACCTGCCAAAATCACATTAAAAGTCTTTTTGGGTAAACCACCATTGGTAATACGATTTAAGTATTCCAGACGGAATGGAACTCGATCCTCAGTACGATGATAATATTCATAACGAGCATCAGCATCTTCTAACCAATCATGACCAATATTGGTATCAAAACTAATAGCCAAAGCTTCAGATAAAATTTGAGGAATAGAACCTTTGGTTCTTAGTTTATCTTTATTATCAAGGATTTGAATACTATCCATGATAGCATTATAAACAGCACGTTCTTGACAAAACTTTTCTGTTTTATCTAACAACCATTCCTGATCTACATCACCAATATGATTTAATTCTACAATAGTTGTTTCACATTCATCATAGACTTGTTGATTTAGACCTGCATTATCTAGATCAATTTTAAGTGCTTGTTGTGTTGGAAACTTATTATATTTTGTTACATAGTCATTAATTAGTTTATAAATTACTCTATCTGATAATGCTTCAAAATATTCTTCTTTAAGGTATGGTACTACTTTCCTTCCGTATTCTTCATTCTGTACCAGGTTCGTGAAGATTACGTTCGAGAATTTCATTGGACCTCCAAGGCTTTAACTGAATAATATCATTACAATAATTTTCTGCAATTGATTGAGCATAGTAGATGCTATTATTAGCAACTTCTAAACCACCAACCAGTATTTCATCATGGTAGAATTCAACATAGATAAAAGATGCGGTAGCATTTACTACTGCATGTTTTCTTCCATCCTTACTATAATAAGTGTCTATTTCATTAGTCATCTATATCCTCATGTATAAGTTCACCATTTGATAGTGTATACTTATTCTGAATCCATGTTGGAAAATCAGTATTTTCTAAAATATGAGTCCAAATATCTTTATTATCAACAATTTCAGCTGCTCTCATATTCTTTCCAAGTTCGCCAGTTTCTTTATCAACCACAGCATACCAACCAACTTTTGGTTTAACAATATGACCAGACTCAATTGCTAGATCAAGCAAACCAGACCATTTATTAATACCAGAGTTATAGTTAACTGTAATAGGAATCTTAGATTTTTCCTTAACATCACGAGACTTTTCAACATTAATAATAAAATGATATCCTTTTAGTTCCTTATCATCCTTATCTTGTTGTCGACCAATTATCCAGATTGTATTTGCTGAATAATAAATTCCAGTATTATGTGTTACAACACCATTTTTGAGAATATAATGTGCTACATCTGCAACGCTAATATCATATACACGTCTAATGCCTACTCGTTTAATAGATTTAATCTTCATAATCATATTATTCATGTTTAATCATTTCCTTTATTTTTGCCCTAGGAATACCTGTTTGTCTTGATGCTTCCCTTATTGAAATATATTCTACACCGTTAACTATACAAGTCAATCTTTTTCTATTTGTTTTTCTTGTTGTTGAAGGATTAACATAAACTCCAGTGTCTTTATATTTGCAATTGTTGCCATGCCATCTTTTTAGATGATTAATGCCCGATATTAAACCACAATGAGGGCAACTATCTTTTTTAAGTGTATTAGTTATTTTTGAATATGTTGTTGGATTAACCCATTGTTCAGAACTATAGTTTTCTTTTTCTGTTTTATTAATACGAATAGCTTCACCAGTTTCTA